GATGCTTCGTAACTACAAGCGAAACCAGCAGTTGGTAGACTTTGAGTTCATTCCAGAAGATGTCAAGACTCGCATCCTCGACGAGTACAAGGCTCAGTCCGGTAAGACCCGCGACAGACTGTTCAACTACTTCATCCAAAACAAACTAAAGAATTTGATGGAAGTCATAGGCGACTTCTAAGGAGATAACCATGCGTAAGAGCGTCGCAGAGATTCTAGAAGAGATCTCCGCTTTGAAAAAGAAAGAAGATAAGATCACCAAGCTTCGCGAGAATGTGAGCAACATGGTGATGATGAAGATCCTCCAGTGGACCTACGATCAGAGAATCAAGTGGCTCCTACCGGAGGGTGAAGTCCCGTACAATCCTACCAAGTACCTCGATCAAGAGGGCAACCTCTACAACGAGGCCCGTCGACTCTACCTATTCGTGGAAGGCGGCAACCCTAATCTAAAACAGATTCGTCGCGAGTTCCTGTTCATCCAACTACTCGAGACGCTGTCTCCTAAAGAAGCTCAGCTCATGGCCTCTGTCAAGGATAAGAAGCTCCCGTTCAAAGGCATCTCTGAGAAGTTAGTACAGGAGGCATTCCCTGGTCTGATCAATGAGGCAGCACTGATATGAACAAGATCTTTCATAAAGAGTCTGAGTACAACGACGCTGAGTACGGTAACTACTTCGCGCCACACCAGAATAAGGATAATCGTCGCGCCAAGCGGATCGCGGAGTTCGCTAAGAAGAAGCGCAAGGACGAAGACGAGGATTATGACATCTGATGCCGACTTACACATTCACTGACGCCACTGGTAAAGAGTGGACGGAATTCATGAGCATGAGCGAGCACGCCGAGTACTTACGTAGTAATCCGGACGTGCAGCAAGTACTTTATCCTACGCCTCTCCTCGATCCCACCAGCCTATCGGTCAAGGGGGTGAAGAACAAACCTGACTCGGGATTTAGAGATCTACTCAAGGATATGAAGAAGCGACACTCGGGAGGGTTGAGTAAGTCAACGATTAATACGTTCTAGGAGTTCCATGTACGAAGAGATCCAAGAGCTAACAAGAAAACAAAAAAGACAGCTCAAAAAGAAGGAGAAACTTCACTACGAGCCCGATCAGGCCCGTCGCGGCCTAGGAAATATGATGCTGAAGCGAGTCATGCCATTGACTGAGAATCAGCAGAAGACATTCGAGGCCTACGAGGCCGACAAGAATCTGATGCTTCACGGCATGGCCGGAACTGGCAAGACCTTCATCTCGATGTACCTAGCACTGGAAGACGTGATTAACAAGGAGGCCTACAATGATGTTACTATCGTTCGCTCTGTCGTTCCTACTCGCGACATGGGCTTTCTACCTGGCAACCAGGGCGAGAAGTCTAGAGCCTATGAGATGCCGTACTTCCCGATCGCGAAGGACCTCTTCAATCGTGGAGACGCGTACGACATACTCAAGCAAAAGAAGATCATAAACTTCATCACTACATCATTCATCAGAGGAACTACCATCAACGACTCCGTCATCATAGTAGACGAAGTCGAGAACATGACTTTCCATGAGATAGACTCGGTCATCACTCGAGTCGGTAAGAACTGCAGGATCATATTCTGCGGCGACTTCAGACAGTCAGATCTGGCCAAGAGCGAGGATCGTAATGGGTTGTTGAAGTTCATGGACATAGTTGACAAATTACGCAACTTCGCTTATGTTGAATTCGGTAAAGACGACATCGTCAGATCAGGATTGGTACGTGACTACATCATCGCTAAGACAAATCTCGGATACGCGTAAGGAGTTCTTACACCAGCGCCTATCATTTGAAGAACTAAAGTCTCACACACTCGAGGGAGGATTCCGTCTGTACGAGAATGCGGACGGGGTCCTCTTTCCGTCTGTGACTACCGCTCTCGGAGACATGAAGAAAGACTCGCTGATGGAGTGGCGTCGTAGAGTAGGCGAGGAAGAGGCCAACAGGATAGGTCGCGAGGCTGCCTCTCTCGGTACCAGGCTACACACGCTGTGCGAGAACTACCTAGACAATGTGCCCGACTACGATCGCAAAGCGTTTCCTGGAGAGCTCGAGCTCTTCTCTAAAATGAAGCCTGTACTCGATGAGCGAGTCAGTGTAGTATATGCTCAAGAATTTCCGATGTACTCTCTCGACTTAGGAGTGGCCGGCAGGTGTGACTGCTTCTGTGTATTCGATGGGAAGCCCACAGTCGTGGACTTCAAGTCATCCTCGAAGATGAAGAAAGAGGAGTGGATCGAGAACTACTTCATTCAGGCGACCGCCTACGCTCTGATGTTACGAGAGAGATTCGGTAGGCCGATTGAAAAGTTCGCAGTGTTGATCTCTTCCCCAGAGGGTATGCAGGTGTTTCACAAGGACACCGAAGACTATATAGAAGTAGCGAGGGACTACTTCAAGGGCTATCACGCCAGGCACGGTCACACGCAGGAGTACTTCCGCGGCCTGATAGAGAGGAATGAGACATGTACTTAGAATACTGGATGATCGCCGCTATCGTCGGCTGCTTCGGGGCTTGCGCGTACTTTAGTCACTCGAGAGGCAGACAAGACGGCATCCTCCTAGGAATAGAAGGAGCGTTCTCCTACTTAGAGAAGTACAAGGTCATCTCAATATTGAAAGACGGGTCCATCAGAGGTGCTAAGGGCAAGGTAGACTCCAAGAATTTGATGGACAAGACATAAATAGCGAACAGAATTATCGTAGAAGGAAGTTGAAAGACTACTTGGACCCGGGTGCAACTCCCGGCGCCTCCACCACAGACACACCCACCGCTGATTCAAAGAAACTCGGACTGGAAGGTAGGTTAGTTTCTTCCCCTACTGGGGTGTGTCTTTGATGGGGGCGAACTAGGATCGACAAGAGTGTAATAGGCGACTGGAGATAATCGTAGGCGACTACGTCAAGCGCAAAACGTTAAGTGCAAACGACAACTATGCACCTCGTCTCGCCCTAGCGGCTTGACATGAGCTTCGAGGGTGAGCTTGGAAACAGAATCACCCTCACTATTATTATAGAGGTACTACATGAGTGAAGACTATAATAGAGGGTTTCGTGACGGGTTCAAAGCTGGTCTAGAAGAAGGTAAGAAGCTTTCTTTGCCACGAGATCCATCTTACCCAACATCATATACAGGATGCCCTGTATGTCTTAAAGATTTTTCTAAAGGCGTATGGGGATATGTGTGTTCTCACCCTCGATGCCCTTCTAGAGTTACTTGCAGTTAGTATCTACCACTCTCAACATAAACACAGGAGTATATCATGAACCCCTTTGAGATTCGACTCGAGCTGCTCAAGCTCGCTCAACAGATCGAGAACGAGCGTGCCATGAGCGAGCGCATTCGCCTAGAAAACGACTGGCAAATGATTCGCGAGAACGACACTAAGATCCCCTTCCCCACAGTTCCAGTAGTATCAGTCGAGGACGTCATCAAGGCGGCCGAGACTCTCAATGCCTTCGTATCGAAGAAAGACGCCTGAGAATGAAAGTCAATATCAAGTCGATGAGGTCATCCTCTGAGATTCTTCGTGGTATCGAGAAGCTCGTGATGGAGAAAGACATTCCTTACATAGACGCCGCCATTCACTATGCCGAGAAGAACAACATGGAGATCGAGACGGTGGCTAACATCATCAAGATGTCTACCGTCGTGAAGGCCAACATTCAGTTGGAGGCCGAGGCTCTCAACTTCATTCCGAAGACCGCACACCTCCCGATATGAATCCATTCGAGGCTTACACCACCTATTTGGCGGTGAAGAACCACTTCGAGCGTGACGGATACGATTACTTCAAGTATCGCGGTAAGGTGCCAGCTAAGTTGGAGTCTTTCTACGCACGCAAGGATAGGTACTTCTTCGAGAAGCTGGCGCGCAAGGAAGACCTGTTGGAATTCCTAGTCGCCAACTTCCTCGAGAACGACAAGAGCTACTCGCGCGACCTCACACAAGAAGATGCCGAGCGAGTATATCGTGATTGGGTAAAGAGGACGCAGTCGCTGACTTATAGGTTCAGCGAGGAGCTCGAGAAGATCGAGGACCTGAAGCAGGCAGTCAAGGTAGAAGACGGGCAACACCCTCAGCTACTGAAGATGTACATGCAGAAGAAGGTGTCAGCCGAGACTATCCTAGTGATAGACTCCTTGGCCAACATCATCGAGGCTTGGGATAAGAAGATAGAGGACACCGTCATGTGGCCTACTATCAGGAGAAAGCTGGTCAAGTACAAGCCGTTTCTCAAGTTCGAGAAGGACAAGTTTCGAGAGATCGTTCTCAAGAAATACGTGAGGAACTGATAATTTTTCTGTTCCATCTTTTGCCCTGGCATGATATATAGAATGGGCGTAAGCCCGCATATTAAGCATACGCAATATACAACGCAATACGGAGAATACTATGGACTTCGCTTCTCTCAAGAAGAACCGCACGTCTCAGCTCGAGACACTCACCGCGGAACTCAATAAGCTCAACACCAAGACCAATCAACAGTCAGCAGACGACCGTATCTGGTATCCGGCCGTAGACAAGGCCGGTAACGGCTACGCCGTGATTCGCTTCCTCCCTCCAACCGAGGGTGAAGACGTACCGTTCATTCGCATTTGGGACCATGGATTCAAGGGACCAGGCGGGTGGTACATCGAGAACTCCCGCACCTCTCTCGGTCCTAACGAGAAGGATCCTGTCGGCGAGTACAACTCCAAGCTCTGGAACGCTACCGAGGACGACAACTCTCCTCAGCGTCGTCAGGCTCGCGCGCAGAAGCGTCGCCTCACCTACATCTCCAACATCATCGTGCTGAAGGATCCCGCCAACCCTGAGAACGAGGGCAAGGTGTTTCTCTTCAAGTATGGCAAGAAGATCTTCGACAAACTCCAGGAAGTCATGCATCCGCAGTTCCCGGACGAGGAGCCGCTGAACCCGTTCGATCTCTGGGACGGCGCCAACTTCCAGGTCAAGATCCGCAACGTCGAGGGCTATCGCAACTACGACAAGTCTCAGTTCTCCGAGTCTGGTCCGTTGCTCGACGACGACGCCAAGCTCGAGAAGATCTGGAAGAGGCAGCACAAGCTGAAGCCCTTCCTCGATCCTTCCAACTTCAAGTCGTACGACGATCTGAAGGCCAAGCTCTACAAGGTGCTCGGTATCGATGATGTCTTGACTGACAGCGTGGTCGAGACTCCGGCTCCTCGTAAGGCCGCTCCTGCTCCTAAGCAGAGCGACGACGACGAGCTCCCTTGGTCTACGCCGAAGGAGTCGAAGAAGAGCGCAGTAGTAGAGGATGATGATGAGAGCCTCGAGTTCTTCAAGACTCTCGCTGGCGACTCTTAAGTGAGAATCGGCACGATCACGTAGTGAGTATGCTTCTTAGTTTTGTAACGTGGTTGTGCCGAGATCATCTCATGAGCGAACTTAATGGCTTTGCTCTGAGGTACGACGTACTCTGGCTCTCCGGCTTCGCCAATGAGGGCCAGAGTACCTCCATTAGTTGGTTCGATCTTCGCGCCTTCGGCTAGCTTCGGGAAGTTAGGATCACCCCAATTCCAAGACCTCCTAGGTCCAGTGTCTACGTGAAGAGATCCATTTCTGTAGGCTCCTATGCCACCAGCTCCCAATGATATAGCTGCCTGTGCGAATGCTATTTTCTGTTGCTGGCTGCTAAACCCAGCCACGTCTACAGCATTTCCAGTAGAGTGGAAAGTCGACTTCTGCCCCTTGGCTCTTCCAGCAGGACTGATGTAGTCGCCCTTGCCGCTAGTTACGGCTATCTTCTCCATGCCGACAGACGCCGCAGCTGCTGCCACTAGATTCAACACGTCGGCATTTGGCATGCCTGACCTATTCTTCCCCTGTAACTGAAAAACTAGCTCAGCCCCTCCAGTCACAGACTGCGAGGGTCTTATCGCTTGCTCTTCTGTTCCACCTGCTAAATTCTGGCTCGTGTCGATAGTCGCAGTAGTGTCGTTAGGATCAGTGATACCTCCCGCTTCTTCTTCATTCTGATCTACGATAGTCTTAGCCCTGCGCAGAGCATCGTCGACTACTTTTTGAGAATCCAGACCTCTAGAAGTCTCATTTATTGGAGGCTCGAAGTCTATCTCTTCTATTGGAGCAGGATCCATGACAGGACCGTCGACTACTTGGAAGGCAGGAGGTACCGGAGGTGTAGGTCCTGCTATAGGAGGGCCGACGAACTGGGCTCTAGTCTCTGAACTTATACCCGTAGCAGCCGCTGCAGCAGCTGCTGCACTCATCTCTGGCGCTACGTTTTGTGGAGGTTGTAGAGGAGGCGCAGTAGTCTCTCTCATATAGACTGTTGCGTCTTCGACTGCCTTGACGTCTTCTTCCGTCGGCTGTGGAGTCTCTTCGTCGTCTCCAGTATAGAGATAGTCGACGACTTGATTTACGATATCGTCTACGCTGTCTCCGTAAAAGAAGTCCAAGGCAGCGCCGCCTAGCAGGCCGCCTATGAATCCTACTATTGCTCCAGGACCAGCGATCGCTCCTGCTACTATGCCTCCCACTACTGCGCCTACGTACATCAGTCCTACTGAGGCAGCGGTTCTTATGATGATCTGAGCTACATTCTGTTTGTACTCTTCTTTCTTCACATTGGGGTCGAGCGAGCTCAACTCATCCCACATCGACCAGAGAGTTATTGCAGTTCCAACTAGACCGAGTCCTCCAGGCAGCTTGAATCTACTCTTCGTCTTAGGCGACTTATCAGGAGGAGCTCCTTTCGGTGGACTCTTCGATTTTGGCGCCTTCCCATCACCTCTCCTAGACCCGAGACCAGCGCCGGCCAGCGCGCCTAGCAGACCGTTCAGGTTTAATGACGACTGCTCCATCTGCGTCATTCTTTCGAGCAGAATCTCGTCGCTGGCGCTTAGCTTATTTTGTAAGTCGTCCAGCGCTCTCTGACTCTTGTCAACTTCTTCTGCCAGAGTGTTTATAGTCCTACCGATCTTCTGACTTATCTGACTAGTAGTAGAAGACATCGTGCGCAGTTCTCTGGTCTCGCGCTCCAGTAGCTTATCGAGATTACTGATAATGTTTTGAGTACTGCGATAGTCGATAGGATAGAACGCACGCAAGAACGAGTTACCAACGCGAGTCTTTAGTCTCTGGAGTTCTACGTTGATCATCAGGATAACGGATTCATGGCGTCTTTGAACGCCTTATCTGCTGTGACTTCACCACTGACGTGAGCACTGAGCTCATCAGTCAGCGTGCCGAACATGTGTTCCATGAATGGTCTGTAAGTGATGAGTCTATTCCTTATGTTCTCTGACGGACTGCCCACTAAGTTGGGCTGCTGTTTTCTATTGTTGATAGGCATCTGACTAAAGTCTTCAGTGTTTTCATCATCTATTGCAGACATAGTCTCAGGAGGTCTCAAGTCTGCGCTGACACCGGACTTCTGTTTGTCAGATGGTAGAGGTATGACTGTAGCGCCTTCTGCCATAGGCTTAGACACTTTTGATGACTCCGAGGTTTGCTGCTCTGGCGGAGTGTTGCCAGCTGAGTAAGCAGCGTAGGGACCTAGCTGTGCCTTAGGATTCCTGAAGTAGACGTTTCCTCCCTGGTCGTTGAATCCCTGCTCTACTGCAGTCCTATATGCAGTCTTCCCTCTGCCCTCGCCCAGCATGTACCACCTAGCTCTAAACTCAGTCGAGCCATTAGTGTTATCTGGTACGTTACCAGCAGCGACTGCCTTGATGGCCTCTATGATCTTCTGCTGTTCTTCTGGTGACGCCTTTCTATAACCGGCATACTGGCCAGGAGCGCGAGCTACTTGTCTCAGGTTACCACTAGGCCCGTATCCTCGACCGCCCACTCTATTCATCATGTTATTGATGACGGCATAGTAGCTAGTAGGATCACTCATACGCGCCTCACCAGCGATGACGTTAATCACGTCTGGGCTCAAGTCTGCTTCAGTGAGTGGATACGTCGGTCTGTAGGTACCTGCCGCTCCTGGTGTAGGAGCAGTGATGTCACCTCCTAGGTTCGACTGAGTGGAGAACGAGGCTGCTGTGTCTGAAGGACTTACTCCTCCGCCAATCTCAGCGTCGACTGTCTCATTGACTCCGGCGCTCGTGGGTCCGTATAGTCTGTCGCTCATCTGCTGTCTAGCTTCAGGAGTATCAGGTATCGGATTAGGTGGAGCCGCAGGCGCCAATGCTGCTCCGGCCTGTGCGGCAGTATCAGTCGTGACTCCTGCAGGAGCTTGAGTCTCTGGTGCAGGTGGACCAGATGTTTGAGGAGGAGGTGCAGCGCTCGGAGTTGCCGCTGGAACGGCGCCGGGAGGTGCAGCAGACGGTGGCGGAAGTGCCGACCCAGCTCCTGCCGTAGAAGAAGCCGTCGCATTAGCGACTGCTGCATCACCGGTCTTGGCTCTACCCAAGAGACTATTCACGTACGACTCGACATACGCGCCGACATCTTTGACTACCTGAGTCTTCTCTGACATCGTGAGGTCGTCGAAGTTCGGTACTACATTATTCCTGATGTCGATGGCATTCACTTCATTGTAAATGTCTCTGGTAATCAAGTACGCCTGAATGGCGAGAGCGGACGAGACTCCCGCTACGTATCCAGCCGGACCACCTAATCCACCGACGTTAGGAGCAACGCCAGAGACGAACTCCGCGCCGATAGATGTCCAAGTGTCACCAGACATGAATCGACTAAACGAGAAGTATCCACCCACGAGAGCTCCGAATATAGGAATACTCTTTAGGCCTATCGTAGTGGCGAGTTTGCCTCCGAATTTAGATAAGTAGGAGGGAACTTTAGGCAAGACTTTTGATATGGCCTTCTGTCTGGCAGTTCTCGTGGTTCTCTCCACGATAGCTGCAGCGCCTACAGTCGCTCCCGCGCCTAGCCCCACGTCACCCATCTGCATCGTGTCACTTGCTACTGTAGGGGCACCAGTCGATCCAGAAGCTGCAGCCGAGGGAGATAGGTTAGCATCCGGAGCCTGTTCTTCTTCTGAAGAGCCAGAACCCATGAGATAAGATCCGGCTGCACCCACTGCAGCGACCGCTCCTACTGCAAGGCCGAATTTTCCTGCTTTACCTACAGTCTTAGCGGCGCCCTTCAAGAAAGAACCGGCTTTACCACCGAGAAGGCCGCCTACCAATCCCTCTACAAAACCGACGCCACCACCTCCGGTATCTTCCTCTTCTTTACTGCCTCCAGCTCCGCCTAGTATGCCCTGCTTCTGTAATTTATCGAGGGCGTCAGCTATCCTCCTCATGGTCTCTTCGTTGCGACTGCCGTTGAGTCTAAGACGATTCTCGAGCTGAGATTCCAGTTGTCTGAATTTGCGAGCGTCTCTCTGTCTATAGATGTTCGTCTCGACTTGACTCAGAGTCCGGCTAGTCTCGGCTAGATTCCTATTGACATCGCCTATGATATTCGAGTTGTTTCGAATGTCTGATGACACGTTGAGCATAGCGTCAGAGAGCTGTCGGAAGTCAGAGACTATACCGAAGCCTATAGTCTGAACGATCATGTCCAGCTGCTCTTTGGTCGTATTATCCGCCATTCCTGGTTCTCATCTCTTCTTCTACTTGCTTCTTGTACGCGACTGCTAAGTCTACGTATACGTCCCTCTCGAAAGGAATCAAGGCCTCGATGTCGGAGATCGAGTACTTATGATGATGCGCCAAGCCAAACACTACTTCGTAGTAGTTCTTGAGGTTGTTGTGACTCAGCCCAATATAAAAAAATCGTTTAGATTCTTGAGCACTGCCTTTCTGTCGTGCCCGAGAGAGTTCTTGTAGTCGATCTCGTAGTACATCTTCGGCATTGTCTCGAAGAAGTTAGTGATCTTCGTGAAGCCGGCGATGTCGATGCTCTGCACGAACTCGTCTTGCTCTGCGTCAGTAGCGTCACTGAACTTAGTGATAGTGTCGCCGTCTATGACGAACTCGATGCAGTACTTCATGACTTCGAAGAATGCCTTCGTCTCTACCTGCATCACTGCTATTGCATCCAGCATCTGAGTAGTCGGATACCTCAGCACCACACTCACAGTGTCATTCAGCGAGATCTTAGGAGTGTGTAGTGGATTCTTCTTCATCCCGACATTCTCGAGATCCACGTCGAAACTGTACTCTTTGCCATCCTCGTTGTCAGTGAGGTAGATCTTTGCCATGTTACTGACTGACCTGGACCTGAGCTTGAGGAACAAGTACTCGATGTCGAATGTTGCGATCTTATCGGCCTCGAATTCTTTATCCTGGCAGCAGTTCGCAATGACTTGCTTCAGAGCCAATATGATTTCCTTGAGGTCTCCGCTCTGCTGTGCCATGAGGAGGATCTTCTCCTCAGATACTAAGAAAGGCCTGAACTTATAGGTCTTCTGCGTCGATGGTACTTCCAACTCAAAGATTGGATACTGTAGTTTCGGAAGTGGCATAATTAAGTCTCCATGTTAACGTCTATTTTGGGCCGCGTTGTAGTTGAACGGCGTATTGATTGCGCCTCCAGAAGATCCGGCGGCTTGTTGCGTGCCGGTCTGGTAGCCAGACTGATCTAGCACGTCGCTGTACCAATCGAAGTAGCTGAAACTCACTGGTAGCGACAGGTACTGGTCGTTGTAGCTATAACTGAGCTGCACTGAACCTATCTCTATGGGGAAGGCTCTATTGATGACCGTCTTATTGACGATGTCTAGTTGCAACTCGTTAGTAGATGACGAAGTAGTCTGACCAGCCACTACGTACAGAGTCATGGTAGTCTCGTAATCTGCCTTGTAGCCGGCCTCAAAAGCCATGACTTCGTTTACTGCGGAACGCCACACTGCTCTACCTTCAGTAGTATAGTTCACTATGCCTCTCATCCAGTTGCGAAAGAACGAGAGCGTGTATCCTTTGGCGTCCACTATGAAGGTCGCGCCTAGTGGCTGATATATCGGCGCGTATGCCTTGAGCTCAGAAGGTCCGTATCCGTATGGACGAGAGTCCACTGTCGCTAGAGATATGCCTGGCATGGTGACGCTGTCGCAGTAGAGTGTGATGTCTTCTAGGTCTTCTCCACTCGTCGGCATATTCAAGGCGCGAGCTGCGCTCAGTAGACCCGGCGGCGGAGTGATGATCAGTTTGTATAGGTTGTTTCGGGCTATGCCCTTTCGGGCCATGAGAGCTCTAAACTCGTCTATGTCAAACCCTTTTCCGATGGCTGGCATTACTTGTACTTTCTCTTTGTTCCGATGATCTTTCTCGAGTCGGCGTATACTTTACCAGAGCCAGCTCCCTGGAATCTCTGCAGCGGCAAGAATATGGCTATCGGCCACTCGTCTGGTTCTATGTAGAGGAACGGCGACTTGACGTGGCTAAACAAGTATCTCTTCAAGCACGGCTTGAAGTAACTGAGTCTAGAGTATTTAGTCAATATCGAGTAAGACAACTTCAAGTCTTCGAACTCATTCTTAGACCCGAAGCCGACTAGGCTACTGAAAAGACTGGCTCTGAGAGTCGGTGGGAGGTAGTGTAGATTGATGCCCAAGAATCCGGTAGCGTCCATCTGTATGGGGAATATCAGAGGATACATGTCCCAGTAAGGCAACGTCTCCTTGTGCTTCGCGTCGTATTGAAAGAGGAACATGCTGCCTGGAAGAGGCGATGGTACGAAGTTCTGTCTGTAGTCGCCTGCAGTCAGCAGAGTGTTCGGGCTGATCTTACTGCCGCTAGCTTTTTGACGAAACCACTCCAGAGCCGACTTCGACTTTTTTCCCGCCTCTATGGGCGAGATCTCGAGTATCTTATCGAATATGTTTGCCATTAGATCCTCTTGATGCCGAGTTCTCGTTCTGTCATTACCATAAATAGCCAGCCGCGATCTTCACAGAACTCGCGCGCGGCCTTCCATTTGGCCTGATTCTTGCCATACTCAAAGACTTCGTTCACGTACCTTCGAGTCATCCTACTCGGTTGCTTCGGCGGTTCGGCTTGGACGGCCGGCTTCACTTCTATGACTAAGATGGATCCGTCCGTCTTCTTTACCCAGAAGTCAGGAAAGTACCGGTGTATTCTATTATCTACAGGAGACCTATATGGAATACAGAACTCCTCTGAGGCCCACTGGACTACTTCTCCGTGAACGTCTAAATAGCCCATGAGTTTGAGCTCCCAACCAGACCTATAGATGATGTTGGTCGGGTCTCCTTTGTACTTTTCTGGATTCTTGGGCTTGAATCGGCCTTTAGAGCTCATGATAAATACTATTTATGCATATCTAAGGAAAGAATTCTATGGCCACATCGGCTAATGCTCTCGCTACGGCTAGTCAGATCACTTCAAAAGTCGGGGCGATGATTCCCCTCGGACAGATCAGCTCGGTCGTCCAGACCCTCTCCAACATCCA